TCTTCGGTTCAAGTGGTTCGACCTAAAAGGTCCTCCCCTTTTGCCCCCGCTTCGGCGGGGGTTTTTCTTTGTATTGACACTCTAAAAACAAGATGCTATAAAGCACCAAGTCTGGGAAATATTGACCCACTACGACTGACCCAGCAGACTTAGTAGAGACGTGGTGGGGATGTGCTACTACACGAAAGGATGCCAATCATGGCCCAAACTTCGTTTTCCGGCCCGGTAAATCTGGGTGTTTTCACTGTCGCTACCGCTCCCTCCGCCACCACTGGCTCTATTGCGTACTTCTCGAACGGCGCTGCCGGAAGCCCGGTTATCGCTTTCTTTGATGGTACTGACTGGCTGCGCTGCGATACCCTTGCTGCTATCTCCGCTTCCTAATTAACCTAGGGAGGGCTGTATCATGGGTATGCAAACTGATGTAAAAAGCTCGTATCTAACCGGCGACGGGGCAATTTTTGCCGATCGTACGCGCCTTCGTGGCATGACGGTAACCGTTACTTCGGCTGGTGCCGCGCTGGTTGTTTACGATAATGCTTCAGCAGCCTCCGGCACTGCGCTGTTGACTGTGAGTACAGCCTCTACTGGGACTTTCCCGGTAGTCATCCCGGGCGAGGGAATCCTTGCACAGAACGGGCTGTATCTTGACATCAATGGAGCTGCTGCTGTAACTGCCTACTACGGCTAATTATGGCTAAGTCCCCCGCATGGCAAAGAAAAGAAGGGAAGAATCCCAAAGGTGGGCTGAACGCGAAGGGGAGGGCTTCTTACAATCGCGCCAATCCCGGAAAGCCCGGCTTGAAAGCGCCGCAGCCCGAAGGAGGCCCTCGGAGAGACAGCTTCTGCGCGCGTATGAAGGGTATGAAGAAGAAACTTACCTCGAAGAAGACCGCCAGCGACCCGAACTCCCGTATCAATAAAAGCCTGCGGGCGTGGAAATGCTAGGGATATTGAAAATGGAAATACAAAAAGAACCTTGGCGGTTAAAGAAGGAAGTAAGTCTTGCTGACATCATTACCATTGTCAGCGCTGGTGCTGCGGTTGTCTACGCGTACACAACGCTGGACAAACGGTTGGCGATTATTGAAGCCGAAAGAACTACTGAGAAAGTCACCACTACGGCGTTCCAGAATCGTATTGACACGCGGCTCGACAAGATGGACGAAAAGCTCGATCGCATCATCGAGCGGCAAGTGAAAGGCAAATAGGAGCTGGATATGGCCAAAAAAGACGACGCAACCCCGACACCTGAAGAAATGCAACGACTGCGTAAAACCTACAAAGGCGTGAAGCAGGATATGCTGAACGAGAAGGGCTCCACCGCCCCCACAACCAGCACCGAGATGGGCGAAGGCAAGCTGAAGTTCAAAAAAGGCGGCTATGTAAAAGCAGCAGATGGCTGCGCGCAACGTGGTAAAACCAAAGGGCGGATGATTTAATGCCCGCAGTATCCGAAAAGCAGAAACGCTTCATGCAGGCAGTTGCCCACAACAAAGGCTTTGCCAAGAAGGTGGGCGTTCCTCAATCCGTAGGTCGTGAATTCTCTAAAGCTAAAGGTGGCGAAATGAAAGAGTCCAAAGCGATGATGAAGAAGGAAGTATCCTTCATGAAAAAGAAGGGTGCCCCGAAGTCGATGCTCAAGCACGAGATGACTGAAATGGAGTCTAAAGGCCGGGGAATGGCGAAAGCCGATATGCAGAAAAAGGCTATGAAGAGTCGTGGTATCGCTACTTCCCTCAAAGCCCACGCTGCCGCGCCTGCGTCCAAAGCCCATGCAACAATGGCCCGTGGTGGCGGCATTGAAGTTCGCGGTAAAACCAAAGGCACGATGGTTAAAATGGCCCGTGGCGGTGGTATTGAAGTTCGTGGCAAAACCCGGGGCAAGATTATCTAATGCGTCCGTCTCGCGGAATGGGGGCCATAGCCCCCTCCAAGATGCCCAAAGTTCGGAAGGTCGTCCGTAGGGATGGCCCCGAGCCAACCAAGCTCTACAAAAAGGGCGGGGCGGTTAGCCGCGTCAACGAAGCTGGGAATTACACCAAGCCGGGGATGCGCAAATCGCTCTTTGAACGCGTAAAAGCCGGAGGTAAAGGTGGCAAACCGGGGCAGTGGAGCGCGAGAAAAGCACAGATGCTTGCCAGAGAGTACAAAGCCAAGGGGGGCGGATACAAAGACTAAAGTCTGCAGTAAGTGCAAGCAGGATAAGCCTTTTTCTGAATTCACGAATAGAGAAAAAGCTAGGAACATACTGGAGCGCAGATGCAAGAGTTGTGAGAAAAAACGATTCAAAGAATATCGCGCCAGAAACAAAGAGAAGGTACGGGGTAAAAATTTCCGGGATCGGTACGGAATAGGTGTAGAAGAGTACGAAGCATTAAAGAAGCAGCAGGACGGCAAGTGCAGTATTTGTGAGACAGAAGGGCATGTGCTATACGTAGACCATTGCCACCATTCGGGAAATATACGTGGCCTTCTGTGTCAAAAATGCAATAGCGGTATAGGGATGCTGCAGGACAGCATAATGTTGTTAAAGAAGGCGGTCCGGTATCTGGAGAAACATGAGAAAGCCCCAGCAAAGCCTAAAAGCGTGGACTGAGCAGAAATGGCGCACCAAGTCTGGTAAGCCCTCAACGCAAGGTCCCAAGGCCACTGGCGAGCGGTACCTACCAGAAGCGGCGATAAAGTCTTTGACCTCCGCAGAATACGCGGCGACTACTAAAAGCAAGAGACTTGGTAGGAGAGCAGGAAAACAGTTTGTCAAGCAGCCCAAAGGCGTTGCTAAAAAGACGGCGAGGTTTAGATAATGGCGTACAAAACAACGGACAGCACTGACTTTAATCTGGACCTGAACCAGCTGGTCGAGGAGGCGTTCGAACGCTGTGGGTCTGAGCTTCGTTCAGGCTATGACTTACGAACCGCTCGTAGGTCCTTGAATCTGCTGACTATTGAGTGGGCTAATCGCGGTATCAACCTGTGGACTATTGAGCAGGGGTCTCAGGTCCTGACCTACAACGTAGCGGATTACGACATGCCGGTTGATACTATTGACCTGCTGGACCATGTTATTCGTACCGGCACGGGGCAGAACCAGACGGACATCAACATCTCCCGTATCTCGGTTAGTACCTACGCGACGATCCCCAACAAGAACGCGAATGGTCGCCCGATTCAGGTATGGTTCCAGCGTAAGACCGGTGCTACCAGTGCGACCAACACGGTTCAGTACCCCCAGATTCACGTCTGGCCGAAACCGGATAACTCCCAGACCTACACCTTTGTTTATTGGCGGCTGCGTAGGATGCAGGATGCTGGCAATGGTGTGAATGGGCAGGACATCCCGTTCAGGTTCCTCCCGTGCATGGTCGCGGGGCTGGCGTACTACCTGTCGATGAAGCTCCCGAATGTGGACCCGGGGCGTCGGGCAGAGTTGAAGGTGGACTACGAGCAGCAGTTCCAGTTGGCGGCGGAGGAAGACCGGGAGAAAGCGCCTGTAAGGTTTGTTCCTCGGCAGCAGTTTATAGGGGCCTGAAATGCCTAATCAGTTCGCCTCCGGTAAGTTCGCGATTGCGGAGTGCGACCGCTGTGGCTTCCGTTATAAGCTGACTCAGCTAAAGACGCTGGTCATCAAGACCAAGAACGTCAAAATCAAGGTCTGCCCCCAGTGTTGGGAGCCCGATCAACCTCAGCTATCCCTTGGTCTGTACCCCGTAAATGACCCTCAAGCCGTGCGTGAGCCGCGCCCCGATGTGAGCTATAATACCTCTGGTAATAGTGGGTTGCAGATAACGCCGAACGACGTGGGCACCCCAGAAGGTGGTAGCCGGATTATTCAGTGGGGCTGGGCACCGGTTGGTGGGGCTCGGGCTAATGATTCAGGTTTGACCCCTAACGTGCTTTTGATGGGGGTATCGGTAGGCACAGTTACTGTGTCTGTTACTTAGGAGTAAGAACATGGCAGATAATGGCAAATACAAACAACCGAAACCGGCTCCGATTCCAAATACCGCTGGTTACCCGCAGACCGGGATAAAAACTTCCGGCGTCAAGATTCGCGGTACTGGTGCAGCCACCAAAGGCAAGATGGCGCGGGGGCCGATGGCGTAAGGGGGATAGATGAATTACGCAACGCTGTTTACCACAATCAAGGGATACCTTGAGAATGAGTTTCCAGACACCAGCTTTACTGGCAGCTCAGGGTCAGCTACGACCCTCACAAGCGCCGAGCAGATCAACACCTTCATTACTCAGGCCGAACAGCGCATCTACAACACCGTACAGTTCCCCGCGCTTAGAAAAAATGTTACCGGCTCTACTTCGACCAACAATAAATACCTGAACTGCCCGAACGATTTTCTGGCGGTTTATTCGCTTGCGGTAGTTGATGGATCAGGGGCTTACAACTATCTCCTGAACAAAGACGTTAACTTCATCCGTGAGTCTTATCCGGTCCCGACCGACACAGGGTTGCCAGCGTACTACGCGCTGTTTGGGCCTGTTTCCACAGACGAGTCAGAACTGACGTTTATTCTTGGGCCGACGCCGGATAGTGTGTATACGATGGAGTTACACTATTTCTACTACCCCGAGTCCATTACTGTGGCCGCTAGTGGATATACATGGCTGAGTGAAAACTTTGATCCCGTGTTGCTCTATGGTTCTATGGTTGAAGCCTATACGTTCATGAAGGGTGAACCCGACATGATAGCCATGTATGAGAAAAAGTATCAGGAATCTCTGGCTATGGCGAAGCGTATGGGCGATGGCATGGAGCGTCAGGATGCGTACCGGTCTGGGCAATACAGACAGGCGGTGACCTAAGATGGCATTTACCGGAAACGCCGTATGCGT